AAGTCTGCAATCAAAAGTCTAGTAGACGATGCGGTCCTTGTTCGCCACGATCTCCCCGTTCGCCCTTTTCGCCACGAAGTCCAGTATCTCCCTTGTCTCCTTTGACACCCTTAGGGCCTTGTGGGCCCACGTCTCCTTTGGCTCCAACAGCACCTGTTTTACCTTGCTTGCCTGTTTTACCAGTCGCCCCCACATTTCCTTGGGGTCCTCTATCTCCCTTATCACCTTTATCGCCCTTTAATCCTTGTGGTCCTTGCTCGCCACGTTCTCCTCGTTCTCCATCCTTGCCAGCAATTCCAGCAATACCTTGAAGTCCTTGTTCGCCTTGTTCGCCGCGGCCGCCAGTATCTCCTTTCTCGCCAACAGGTCCTGGTGCTCCATCATTGCCATCGGCACCACGTTCGCCACGTTCTCCTTTATCCCCTTTATCACCTTTGACACCTTTGTCTCCTTTTGGGCCCTGTTTCCCAACACGTCCGGCCGGGCCCTCTATGAGTTGAACTTCTTCAAGTACATTAAAGATTTTAGATTCTAATTTTTCTATTTCTTTCTGCGTATGTACAACTGCAAACGCAGTAGAAATAGTATCAACCTTGTTCATTAAGTCGCGCCATATACCTAGTCAATTCTTCTGTCAATTCGTCACTATTAGTAGGAATGTAGGTTTCTTTTTTCTCTTTATCGTTTTTTTTCTTTTCAGCTTCTTTCTGTCTTTCAATTTCAGATTTAGGTTCTACAACTGTTACAGGGGTAGGTGCCGGAGGTCGATTTGCCATTGCAATTTTTTCTTTTTCTTTTTCTTCTTCTTCTTCAGGATCAGGTATTTCTCCTTCGGCCATTTCTTTTTCGATCTGTTTTTTCATCTGAACAATTTCTTCATCGTCTAACATCATGACATTCTTTTGAACCCATTCTTTGCTGTAATATTCGCCAACATACTGAGTAATTTCGTTCATTAATCCAATGCGATTCTGTAAAATTTCAGCGTCTTTTAATTCTGCAAAATGGTTATCTTTGATGTAATCAACATATATATTATCTTTCCATTCTTCCCAGTCTTGTGCAGTAATAATACCTTTAAGTATTAACTGTTTTTTAAGAATGCCCAAAAACATGGTGCCAAATCTTCTACGAAGACGATCAATAAACTTTTGAAATTTAACTTCGTCGCGAGTAATTTCTGAGGATCTGCCCAAACTAAACTGGTTTTCTTGTTCCAATCTGTTGACTGGTACATTCAAACTTCGATACAATCTTTTTTGAAAATATATAATGTCTTCAATTTGACCTAAATTTTCTCCGCCCGGCAAAGTGCTAATTTCTGTGCCTCGGCCATTCTCTCTTCTTGGTAACCAAAAGTCTTCAAGCATAGACATGTGTTTACGATCATCTTTAAGTTGACCAGTATTGGCATCATAAACTAATTTGTTACGGTACTTAGTCATGATATCTTTCATATACTGATCCGCCTTACCTCGCGGTAAATTACCGACATCAATATAAAAAATTCGGCGTTCTGGAGCCCGAGCAAGACGATAGATGACTAAAGAATCTTCCATCATACGCAACTGATTGATAGGTTTTAAAGCTTTGTGTAAATGTGAAACAACTTTTTTCTTTGACTCGTCTAACAAACCCGATGTCACATAACTAATCGCATCTGTTGAAATTTTAACACCTTGGACTGTATTACTGCCAGGTTTCTCTTCGTAAATATAATATTCTTCTACGGTATCTACAATTTTAACACCTGTTTTTGGATCTTTTTTATATTTAACTTCGCGAACTTTTCTAATTTTAGCAGCATCGATATGACGGATTTCCTGTATACCGGCTTTGACATTAGATTCGTTTACTAACAAATGATGAACTATGCGACCATCGACGTACCATGATTTAAAAATATCATGGCCAATATCATTAAATTTAAGAAGACTAACTACATTTTCAAACTCTTCTAATATCTGATCTTTAATTTTTTTAGGCGCATCGATTTCATCTACTTTAAGATCGACGGAAGACGTTAATTCTGATGACACAATAGTTTCGTTGACAATTTCATCAATTGCCATATCAACTTCAGGGTTCATAGAAACACCACGGTATCTCATTATGAGCTGCGCATTATCTTTAGATTGATCACCATCTAAATTAATATATTGGCCATATGCTCCAGCGCCAGTACTAACGTATCCAGCGGCGTCGTTATCCGTAGGAGGAACAATAGACGGAAGCATTTTGCTTTCCGTTTTTTTGGTATTCCTTTTTAATTCAAATCCAAATAATTTGAATAATGTGTTATCGTTGTCTGCCATACATTTTCCTAATAATAATAACAAGGGTGCCCTTAGACACCCTGTTATTTAGACCACTACTAACTGGTGGTATTTGACTCCCAATACTGATATGTGAAAGACACATCAAAGGTTTCAACTTCACCGCCAGTGTCATAGGACAGTGCAATTTCCCCTACACTGGTTGGAAATGCACCACGGATGTTGTATCGCTTAATAACAGACTCATCACGATCTAACTGATCGATAATAAGATCTGTTTGATAGTCAACAGGATTTGTGATACCAGTGTTGGCAGAATGACCGTTAATGCCATTCATCCATCTTTCCATAGCGTCACGTACTTCGAACCCAGTGTCATTAAGAATGGTCACTGTCCAAGGTTCAAAAGTTCTGTCTCCAGCAACGTTCAGAATTCTTCCTCTGAATGGTACTGATAGTGCCTCAACCGTTGATTGAGGCAACTGCGCGGCTCTACACATGAATGATGTTAATTCCACATTACCACCAGCATAGGTAGGAAAGTTAATGGTCGCTTTGAATAAATTCGGTCGCGCACCACCACCTCGCAGTTTTGATTTAAAGTCATCGACTCCTAAAATTGCCATTGTTTATTTCTCCTTGTGCGCTTTAAGCCAAACCTACCACTTCATCAAAGTCAACACCTGTACGAACCGCTACAAAACTTAATGTTACGTAGTTAATAGAACGTGCTGGTTTAACATAGATGTCAGCGACAAATTGGTTAGTGTCAATCACTTGACTGGTGTTATTTGTTTCGTCACAAATAACTTTGAAGTCAGTGATACCGCGTCTACCCTTAATCTCTCTCAAGAAAGGTTCGACGATGTTAACGAATTCGGCTCTAGTAAATTCATCATTGAATTCAAACATTACGTTTTGAGCCGCCGATTTAATAGCACGTTCCATAACTAAGAATAGTCTTCGGACGTTAATGCGATCAAATGCGGAAGGACGTGCTAGTTTAGTCTTATCACCGTAGAGCAATACTCCTTGGCCAGGCAAATTAACTACAGGATTAATACCTACTTTATACAATGTGTCACGTTGCGATTTAGTAGCGTTCCATGCCAAAGATGAAACTCCAAAGTACTGACCTCTTCGTTGTCCAGCGGGAGAAAACCAAGCCGCTGCTGAAGTATCAGAAGCTGCCATCAATCCAGCCGTTGAACTTGCTGCAGGAATAAAAACATATTCATCAGAATACTTATCGTAAACTTTAATAAAGTTGTTGTCTAATATCAAGTATGATGATGAAGGTAAAGTTTCAGAGAAAGCTTTCAAACCATCAGTTAATGTAGTTGTATCGGGAATACCTACAACATCAACCCTAGCGGGCGAAGAAACGACTACACAGTCTTTTCTAAGACCCCTAGCTGTAGATTCTAAATCTACTATAACATTTTTCTGAGATACTCTGGACCCCATACTTGGAGCGATAAGAAAATCTACTTGAATAGTATCGACATCTTCATACTGATCAAATCCTGTCAAATATTCATCTTCACTTAAAGCACCAGAAGTTTGATTACCTCCGTTGAATGATTGTGTTCTAACAGTGTTGTCGGTTACAGTATCTGAGGCAAAATTTGCAGCTGATACATTCGTAGGTCTTCCTGCATCAATTGCTGAAGCCCAAACATATGCAGATTTGTTGTTCAACACATCTAATACAAAATTACTAGATCCATCAGGAGTCTTAGCGTCAGTAGCGAGTGATAAAAACGGCCATGTTTCCAAGACAGTGCCTGGTTGTCCACTAAACTTACCACCTTCATCGATGATTGCAACATGAATTTCATCGTGTGCAGTCGCACCATCTTCGCTTCGGGTTTCTACATATGAAGATGTAGACGGAGCAGCATCAAACTGAGGAGCATAAGTCCAAGCCGAAAACGCTGTATCACTAGTAGACCAAGGACAAATAGAAACTGCTAAAGAGTTACCGGCCTTGCCTGGATACTTTGCAATAATTCTATTGATGTCATTGACAAAACTAGATTTCTTAGTGTCCCAGTCAGCTAAATTTTCAACAACTGGTACTGCAGATGGAGTATCAGAGTCGACAGCGTTTTTAGCTGTAGCATCTAATCCTCTAGTAACATACAATGATCCAGAATATTTTAAGAATGCTGTAGCTGACAAGAAATCTGTGTTGTCACTGTCAACTACAAGTGATGGAGAACCAAATCTACTAACCAATTCTGCTTCAGTTCCCACAAGCGTCGGTTGATTGGTTGGTCCCCAGTTAAAATCCCCAACAATTGCACCAGTAGATGAAGTAACAGCAGGCACAATACCTGATAGATCAACTTCTCTGACTGTGACTGCTGGAGACTCTGATGGTGAAAATGCCATAATCGTGTCCTTTTTTCGTTAACATAAATAAGATTACATAATACGGATTAAACTCAATGTATTTATTTATATACTATGAAATTCTAACATATTTAATTAGACACTACCATACATCTGGTTCGAATGGTATTTGCCATCCATGATGTTTCATTTTTTCTTCAGCTTCAATTTCTTCGATTATATCAGTACCATCGTCATGAAAACCAAAAGGAACAAGATCATTTTCGATCTGTTGCATTCTTTGATTGAACAACATATCTTTCATGTTAATATCCGTTAAGTCTGAAAAATATGTTCCTGTAGAGAAAAATCCAAACATCACAAGATTCATCATTAAGTCATCATGATTGCCATCACTAGCCTCATAAGACTGACCCTTTGCAATAAATGTAGATATTTCTAAAATAGTATTTTCATCTACAATTTCTAATTTATGTTCTTCTAACAAATCTTTGATACCTGAACAACCAAGACGTTTGGTTTTTCTGTTCATTTCAATTCCTAATTTGTTTTTTGTTACAGACTCCACATGCATGTTTTCATACTCAAAATCTAAATATAATCCATTACAAACTACTGTACCCTGATCATTAGATTCTACTACAACGTAAGCTTCATTGTAGACTTTCGCATACTTATAGATAATATTAGGAAAGAGCAGGGGCGAGATAGTGTTACAGCGATACACAGCCACCTGTTTAAAAGGTCTCGAGCTAATGTCGATGATATTAAATGTAGAATAGTCCTGTCCTCTTCCCTTACTTACATCAACACACATGATGTAATCGTGCTCGGGTTGTGTTTCTTCATATACAAGAAGATCACCACCCTCTAAATGTGTGATAGGATTTTTGGCTCGCAATTCCATAAGAGTATTGGCGTTTATTAAAGTATCGCCAGTACCAAAAAAAGTGTTCCCAAATTCTTGATCGAACTGTAAAAGTGAAGTGTTATTAATAGTTTGCAACTTCCACTCTTCATCTCTTCCGGGCACATCCCACCAATCCACACGGAATGGGATAAATTCGTTTACCCCTTGGTTCGCGCCTTCCCATATTTTGTGGAATATATTTCCGATACCGTTTGCCGTAGATGTGATAATAACCTTTGTATCTTTACCGGCAGAGACAACAGGATAGGTGGAAGTGTAAAACTCAGCTGCTCGCTCGACAAAAGCAAACTCATCGAGATAGAGCAAATTAACAGACATACCCCGAATAGAAGAGCCGCTAGTGGAAGCAGCAACAATCCTAGAGTTATTAGAAAAATCGATAGAACCCTTATTAAGAGTTTTGCAACCAGGTTGTAAAAAGAAAGGCAAATTCTCGAGCATAAGTGTAATACGTCCAAGCATTTCTCTCGAAGTGGAACCTTTGTTAGCCAGTACAGCAATGGTTTTTTCGGGATTGAAAATTGCATACCAGAGAAGATAGGCGACTGATGAAATTGATTTGCCAGATTGTCGACAAGCAAGTACAATGTTAAAACGATTATCGTTAAAATGTTTGAACATTTTTTCTTGATAGGGGTAAAGAGAAAAAGGAACAAGACCCCTATCCAATGAAATAATTTTAACATATGTTTCCGCAAAATATGCGGGATTTCCCATACACTTTGCATACTCAATAACCTCTTCTTGTGTCCATTCTTGAACAACACCGTCTTTCTTTACTAGATGATTGTATTGATAAGTATCATTTGACATTCGTATGGCTTGAGTCATCTGCAATCACCTTTTCTTCATTACGTAATAGTCGTTGTAGGTCTGTTGTACTCCCTAAGAACACATTATTATTTGTAATTTGTTTCGCTTCGTTTTTATCGGGCATATTAATATCTTTATGTTTCTTATTAAGATCCATAAGTTTGTCGTTTGTGTCGGAAAGATTTTTTATCAGGCCTGATAAAACTTCAAACGCACGAGGATGTTCTGATTCTCGTGCAACTTCAATCATGAGATCAAGAGACTCTTTACCTTTTTCAATTAGTTCATAATAGGTAGCTCGAGAATAATCATAATCATATTTTATCGGGTCTTTATCGTTCATAATTTTTATCTCTCATAATTTGCTGTTAATATAAGTCTAACTTCTGCAAGTACTGTATATGTAGCAACATCTGCAATTTGTAGTACTCCTCGAGCTTGAACTTCAACGCCGTTTGAACTTGTGTCTGTTACGCTCCAAGTTCTAGAACTGCTTAATGTATAGTACCCATTTATAGATGTCCCTGTTGGTGTATCTGCCAAAGAAGTGTCATCTGAAAATAAACTTAAATCACTTGTTTGGAATTGTTGTTGTTGACCACCCTCATCTAAATACCTAACTGCATAGTCAGAAGTGTTGTGAACCAAATTGTCTATCCATGGATATGATGTTCCAGACGGCCAAGGGATGCTGTTTCGAGATGCAACCGCACCGCTCCAACTTATTCGACCATTATTTCCTATAGTAATAGAAGCTGATGGCGCTGTATTAAAATCGCTAACATCTGGAGAAATTATAACATAAGGTGATTCCCCTAAATCTACAATTGAATGTTGGACAGTTATTGTTTCTGTTGCTGTTGAAGCGGATCCGGCATCAGTAACGTTTTCATAAACTGCAAACGTATAATCTCTAGTACCGGATAGTTCGTTCGGATCCAAAACATCAACTGTGAAAGTTGTTTTGAGAGTAGTTAGTTCAACATCTTGCCATGGTAAATCGAATGATTGTGCACCAGATTCTTCTGGAATAAAGTAAACAGTTGTCGTTTCTGTCGTAACAATTCCAAGATTGTTCAGTTGTATATTGTATTTACCAGATGTTGGCGTAGGACTAATTGATTCGACAACACCGATTTTAATTTTACCAGACTGATCTGCCCAAGCGGCTTGACCTATTTCAATTCCTGCACTAATTGGGTCTTCATAAGCCGAAATAATCGAATTGCCTACCGTTAGATCGCATTGAACCGTTTCGAAATCTGCCAAACGAATTTCGACAGTATTGGGTAATACCATGTTAGTCACATCAACATCAAATGTTATGGTACTACCATTTTCAATTGGGTCTGGCGTTGGATTGACCGCAGTTAGTGATGTGGTAACGGAATTATCATTCAGCGTTACAGTTGTTGATGCTACTAAAGTTCCACCAGATCCACTATAACCATTTACATAGACACCAATGTTAACATCTCTAGGCCCGTCAAGAACACTGTTATCCGCCAATGCACCAATAACAGCATAAGATGTTCCTCCCGGCACACTCGTATCAACTTCAGTTGAATTAGTATAATAAGCAGCTCCGGGCCCAGTCAGTTCAATGAACAAGTTTTCGACCGGCTGTTGGTTACTAATCGTAACTCCGATATACAAATTGTCACCTTCGTTTACACTTGTTGCAACAACTTCGGACACATCATCAGTGTAATTTGCCACACTATATGTAGCTACAGAAGTATCATTAACGGTAATTGTTGTTGTTTCTGCAATCGCAGATGTTTGGAATGTTGGAGTTACAGCGGGAGAACCCACGACTAAAGTGAATGTTTCAACCCCTTCTCTAACAATATCATTATTCAATACCGCAGTAATAGTTGCTGCGCCTCCAGCTACAGTAACGTTTGCGGGTGAATTGATATCCGCAAACCCTCCAGTGTTACCCAAATTCGTCGTAATACTGGTAAAATCGTTTGCACTAACATCACCAGTAAACCAGTATTTACAATCACCGTCAGGTGCATTTGAGATTGTGAACGTGATGGTATCACCTTCATTAATATTTGTAGCACTTGGAGTTACCGATGTCGTAGTCAATAAAGCTTCCATGTATATGTCTGCTACTGGAGCTCCGTTAATAGTTTCACTAATTAAGGCTTCATAAAACCTATCTGCAGGCAAAGTTGCGTAAGTTAATGTGGTAGATGTGCCTGGAGCACTTATTAATCTTCTCGTGCCAGATTCTGGTAATGGGGAATCGACAAAATCGGTTGCATTACCGTCACCTAAAGTTACATAAAAATAGTAATCTTGTGCAGGGTCAATATTGGTTCCACCAATTGTAAATGTTACGGTATCGTTAGATCCTGCTCCAGCTGGTGATGCTGACAACGTGTATACAGGATCCTCATCTACAATATTAAATGAGTCAGTACCAGTTGGAGAAGATATCATACTGTCATCAACAACCTCAAAATTCCCAGCAGTTATACCTTGGAATGTTGAAAGTGCAGAAGTTGGCACAGTTATTGTTATACCAGAACCACTGTTATGTGCGTATGTTGCTGTTCCACTGTTGTTTGAAACTCTACTGTCTGATGAAGCATCACCCGTTATAGTCCAACTTAAAGTGTCTCCCTCAGCATAAGTACCAATAACCACGTTGGCCTGAATTGATGTTCCTTCCACAACATCATCGACCGTAACAACTATTGAAGGAACAACATCTTGTAATGTTATGGTCTCTGATGCAACCACTACATTATTTTCGTTGATAATATTAAATACCGCTGTTTCATCACCACTATCAGCGGAACCATCAACTAACGATTTAATACTAAAGGAACCTGTCCCGCCGGTAATTATGATTTCTTCTGCTTCACCGGATGTTGTTGGGATTGTTCCTTCGAAATCCGCATCAGTCGCTTGACTAGAACCATCCAAATACCACCTAAGAGTAGTTTCTCCTCCATATGGTAAATTTGTTCCGCCAATCGTAAACACAAAGGTGGTTCCTTCAGGTGCAATAATCGATGGAGTTGTGTTGACTGTCCAGTTCGGAACAACATCATTTAGATTACAAGGTATTGTTGCGATTGTTCGGCCGCTACGGTCT